CGAGTTGGGGACGGACCCCGCCAAGCCGGAGCATTATTACAGCGAATCCTATCCGGGCAAGAATTTCAGGCGCTACGCCTCGGCCATAGACGATTTCGAGCCGTTCGACCTGGTCTTCGTGGACGGCAGGGCCAGGCCGTCGTGCCTGCGCCACGCCAAGGCCAAGGTCAAACCGGGCGGCTGGCTGGTATTGGACAACTCGGATCGGGCTTATTACTTGGAGCATTTCGACGTATCCGGTTGGGGGGAACGCTGCTTCTTCGGGCCGGGGCCGTACAACGATTACCCTTGGCAAGCGACGTTTTGGAGGAAGGCCGGTGCAACATCCTGATGCTTGGGAGTCGGTCAGCGGCCAGACGATGGGCCTGGAACTGGGATACTTGCAGCGCCTGGTGGCCGCCCTGCCGGGCGGCGCGGTCGTCGTGGAGCTGGGCGTCTGCCAGGGGCGCAGCCTGTGCGCCCTGGCCCTGGCCTGCCAGGGCACGGACAAGGTCGTCTACGGCGTGGACGACTTCGACCCGGCCAACCCCGGCTACGTGACGCCCGACTTCGACTCGACCAAGGCCAACGTCGAGCGCCTGGGCCTGGGCCAATGGGTCAGGATCGTCAAGAGCGACTCGACGCGGGCGGGGCTGGACTGGCGGGGGCCGAAGGTGAGCCTTCTGTTCCACGACGCCTCTCACTTCTACGACAAAGTCAAGGCCGACCTGCTGGCCTGGCTGCCGCACGTCGAGGGCTACGTTTGCCTGCACGACTACACGGGGGAGGACGAGGGGCAGATAGGCGTTTCCCAGGCGGCCAACGAGCTCCTGGGGAAACCGATTGAGGTGCATCCGAGGCTGGGGGTATTTCGATGGACTGGAGAGGCAAAAACGTCGTCGTGACGGGTGGGGCAGGGTTCCTTGGTTCCCACCTCTGCGACAGGCTGAAGGCGGAGGGCTGCGAGCCCTTCGTGCCCCGGTCGGCGCGGTACGACCTGCGTTACCCGTCGGGCGTCTCTGAGATGTTCCTGGACGCGGGACCGGTGGACGTGCTGTTCCACCTGGCGGCGGTAGTGGGTGGCATTGGGCTGAATAAAGAGTCTCCCGGCACGTTGTTTTACGAGAACGCCGTCATGGGCATCCAGCTCGTCGAGCAGGCCCGGCTGAACGGCGTCGAGAAGTTCGTCCAAGTTGGGACAGTTTGTGCTTATCCGCGGGCTGAGTACAAACAGAGGGAAGAAGCGTTGTGGTCCGGCTACCCCGACCCGACCAACGCCCCTTACGGACTGGCCAAGAAGATGCTCCTGGTGCAATTGCAGGCGTACCGGGAGCAGTATGGCATGAACGGCATATACCTGTTGCCGACGAACCTGTACGGGCCGCGCGACAACTTCGACCTGGAGACCAGCCACGTCGTCCCGGCGCTCGTCCGCAAGTGCGTCGAGGCCAGGGAGCGGGGCGAGGACCACATCGTCGTGTGGGGCACGGGCAAGCCGTCACGGGACTTTTTGTACGTCGAAGACGCCGCCGAGGGGCTGGTGCTGGCCGCCGAGAGGTACGACAGGCCGGAGCCCCTGAATTTGGGCAGCGGGCAGGAGGTGCGCATCGACGCCCTCGTCCACTACGTCCAGGGCGCGACGGGCTTCGAGGGCGGCGTGAAATGGGACACGTCCAGGCCGGACGGCCAGCCCCGGCGCGTGCTGGACTCCAGCCGGGCCAAGGCCGCCATCGGGTGGGAGGCCAGGACGCCCTTGCTGGAGGGCCTGCGCAAGACGGTGCAGTGGTACGGGGAGCACCGCTAGGAGGGACACGACATGGCGTACGCCACAGCAGTCGAGCTACGCGCCCGCATAGACAAGACCAGCGCGGCGGACGACGCCACGCTGACGGCGCTCATCGCGGCGGCGGAGCGCAACATCAACCGCGCCTGCAACCGGCCAGACGGTTTCGAGGCCGACGCGACGGCCAGCGCCCGCATCTACGCCGGGACGGGCAGGCCGTACCTCTACATCGACGAGTGCGTGTCCGTCACCCTGGTCGAGGTGAAAGACTCGGCCGCCGACGACGACTACGAAGCCTGGGCCGCGGCGGACTGGATCGCCTGCTCCGGCGACCCGCAGGCGCCGGACTTCAACAGCACGCCTTACGACATGGTCATGGTGGACCCGACGGGGGATTATTCGGTTTTCACTTCGGGGAAGTACACCTCAAAGGGCGGGTTCAGGCCGCTGACGGACGTGAGCAGGGGCGCGCCGACTTGCCGCATCACGGCCAGGTGGGGCTTCGCGGCCAGCGTGCCTTACGACATCAAGGAAGCGGCGCTGATGCAGTCGAGCAGGTGGTATAAACGTTTCCAAAGCGCTATGTCTGATGTCTTAGCTTCAAGTGAGTTGGGAACTTTACTATATCGCCAATCTTTAGACCCTGACATAAGAAGGTTGCTCATAGATGGGCGTTATGTTAAACCAACGGTTGGTAGGAGATGATAAAGGGCTGACTTTTTTCAGCCAGCCCTTTTCCATGCCAAGCTCTACCTTGCCTAACACAACCCGGTCGCGCCGCGCCTGAACATGCCAGGACCAACCGCGCCTCGCCTTGTACATTAACAATTGAGAGCACCCTTGCCTTGCCCCACCCCATCAAGTCTCGTCAGGTCCGACCTCGTCCAGTCTCGTCAGGTCTCGCCAGGCCATGCTGTTATTTGTGCCCGTCCCATTCAACGCGGAACCGCCCGAAGCGAGGCCGCCAGTCCATCAGGCCGACTTGCTCACCAGCGACTTCAATCCAACGGCGGACATCGGTCTCGTCAACCAAGTTCTCGTTGAACTCGACCGTGACATTGGCCTGCCATTCCTTGAAGCGGGGACGGGTGCGCTTGACGGTATTCCGTTGCACCCTGACAAGAGACTGCGATATGAAGCGTTTGTCCTGCCAAAGTTCTTGGGGATCACGCGGTCCATCATATTCCAAGGGCGCATCATCCAATACCCAAACAGCGGCAGCAGCTTCCTTGCCCATCCGTTCCTTTCTGGCAGCGCCACCCTTGCCAATGATACACGCCTCGAAGACGTAACCGGGGATACAAGGTTGTTCATTCTCGTCTAGGTAGAGGCCGCCCAAGAACTCCATCCTGGCTAGTTCTTCGTAATCGGCGTCGGTTTTGCTCCTCTTGCTGGAGATCTCGCTCATCTTGCGGCTGTACGGGTCGTCCCTGTCGGCCAGCCGCCCGTTGTGCATCAGTAATGGGGCTTCGCCCACGATGGTAAAATGTAGCTTTTTCACTGTCCTTATCCTTTCTTGGTTTCGGTGTAACCATTTCGACATCTCGTTCCCATTTGAATTGCGCATTTCTCGCTGAATAGCGTGTGCGCCTTATCGCATCGGTTAGGATGTCATGGCACCTTTCACAAACACATATTCCATCTTCCGGGCGTTCCTGACCATATCGTTCATAGGTCTTGTGATGTGCCTGCAACGCCTCCGAACAGGGCACGCCAGTCAACTCAGCTATGCCGAACAACTTTGAGAGTTGACATTCAAAATTGTCCCGTTCCAGGACGGCTTCGCGCCATCCATTTCTAGGTGATTTCACATGACTGCATTCCTTTCTATGATAATCCTTGCCTTGCCTCGATCAACCACGCCCTGCCAGGACCGGGCAAGCCGGGACAGGCCTCGTCTCGTCTCGCCATGCCGCGCCTCGCTTCGCCAGGTCTCGCCCTGAAAAAAGTGCCCCCGCTCCGCTGGCGGTTCTTGTTGGTTGGCAAGCACCGCAACTCTAGCAGATTGGGGGCATAAAGAAAACCGCCTATCGAGCGCGAATCGCTTGCCAACCAAACATAGTATAACACAAATGTTCTAGGTTGTCAAATGACCGACGATAGGTAGGCGGTGATAGAAACTATTAAGCGGCAAAGAGCCTAGCGGGTGGCTTGGGTCTCCGACCAACCCCACCGGGAGACGCTACGCAGGTTAATGTGGGGCACGCCCCTCCAACTCTACCACCCCGGGAGGGCTAGGCTCTCTACCGCTTAATGAAGATATTATAGTATCAATTGGAAATCTTGTCAAATGACCGACGTAACCGTAGAAGTCCGGGGAATGGAAAAGGTGCAAGCCAAAATGGAGCAGATCGTCAGCGACCTGCAAGGCGGCGCGTTCCTGCAGGGCATGAGGGACGCGACGCTGCTCGTTGAACGCCATGCCAAGATCAACGCGCCGGTGGATACGGGGCGGCTCAGGGCCAGCATCACGCCGGAGGTCAGGCAGCAAAGCAACACGGTGCAAGGCGTAGTGGGCAGCAACGTGGTTTATGCTCCATTCCAAGAATTAGGATGGACGACTGCGAAGGGCACGAAAGTTCCCGGCAAGAAATACTTGGAACGGGCGCTCAAGGACAACGCGAACCGCATCTTCGACCTGCTGGGCAGGGTCGTCAACAAAATCGTGGTGAAATGACATGGCCGTTTACACGCTGGACGCATTGCTGGACGCCATAGAGGGCATAATGGACGACGCCGCTTCCCTGGTGCGCTCGCAGACCTACGACGAGCTGACCGAGGGCATCCACGGCTACCCGCTACTGCAGGTCTACCCGGAGGAGAACACCGGCACGGACTGGACGGGCGAGACCGACCGCGTGACCTTGAGCGGCAAGCACAGCGTCAAGGAATACACCGTCCACGCCGACATCTACGCCCGCCAGCGGTCCCACATCGCCGAGGACATGAAGAAGTGCGTGGACGTGGCCAACGAGACGGAGGACATCCTAGACAACCTGAGTTACCCGCTGTTCGGGCTGGCCTGCGTGACCAGCTTCCGCTGGTCCTGGCGGCGCGTCGTCTTCGAGTACGGCGGCGTGAAGTACATGGGCGCGCGCTTCGTCATCGTCGTCCGGGCGGGCACGCAGACGTGAGGAGGGACTGACATGGCACTCTACCGGGTTCTCAAATCACTGACTACCGGCCACCAGCCGGGCGACATCGTGAGCGGCGACCGCTTCGAGTCCCGCGTCCTGGCGGCATTGGTGAAGGTCAGGGCCATCTCCGAAGTGCGTCCGCCGCCGCTCTCGGAACTGCCAGGCTGGGAGGCGCGGGCGGAAAAGCTGAGGGAGATCGGCGTGGTGACCGTGCGGGACTTTCTGGAGGCGGACGACGACAAAGTCCGCGAGCTTTTCAACTACAAGCGGACTTCGACCGTCGCCAAGTGGAAAACCGAGGCCGAAAAGTGGGTCCGCGCGGGGCCGGGCAAAAGCAGGAAATGAACGGATCGTTAAGCGATCCCAGTTAGGAGGCAAAAAATGGCACAGACAACGGGACAAGTGCCGCTGGCTTGCGGCAAATTGGAGATCAGCACCGACAGTTGCGTCACCTGGACCGACATCAGCGGCGAGGCGCAGAGCCTGGGCGGGACGGAGCAGGCCCGCATGAGCGGCGAGGCGTACACGCTGGACGGCGACACGGCCCTCATCGCCGGCGGCAAGAGGGAGCCGATGGAACTGGTGGCCGCCATCGTGTACACCGAGGTCAACGTCGAGGCCTATGACCTCGTCCGCGCCGCTTTCGAGGCGACGGGCTGCGGCGGCGGCTTCTGCCTGCGCTGGTCGCCCAAGGGCGGGTCGGCGGGGGACGACCGGATCACCACCGGCGCGGGCATCCTGGTCAGTTTCACCTACCCGCCCATGGACGCCTCGGCGGGCGGCCCCATCATGGCCGGGTTCATGGTCAAGGTGGCCAGCACCTCGACGGCCGTCGTCGCTTCGTAGGAGGTCGGTACGTGGCAGAAGACATCAAGGTCGCCGTGGACCTCGACCAGTTCGAGCTGGACGACCTGGAGATCTTGGACATGTCCAGGGTGGGCGGCGTGACCATGCGCGAGTACCTGGACGTGCTCGACCGCCTGGTCGTGGGCGGCGTGCGCGGCAAGGGCTACCGGGGCACGCAGTTGAAAGCCCTGGCCGAAGCCATCAACGAGGCCGTCAAAGCGGAGACCAACCCGGAGGTCGGCGGAAAAAACTAGAAACGCGGCTGGCCGTGCACCTGTGGACGGGCACGGGCCAGCCGCCCCCGGAATATCTGCGTTACCGGTTGCGCATGATGTACGGTTGCACGCCGTCCCAGTTGGCGCAAGAACGCGGCAAGCACCTTTTCGAGATGCTGTGCGACTTGCGCTGCCAGGAAATGGAAGCGCGGGCGGCGCTGTACAGAAGGAAGCTTTCAGGTGGCCTCTAAGAACGTCATCGAAATAGTAATCAACGCCGAGGACAACAGCACGAAGGTGCTGGGCGGCGTGGGCAAGGCGCTGACCGGGCTGGGCACGATTGCCGCTACGGCGGCGACGGCGGTGGTGGCGGCGACGGCGGCCATAGGCGCGGGCCTGCTCAAGCTGGCCGTAGACGCCGCGCCGTTGGAAGGCATCGGCATCGCTTTCGACAAGATGGCCGAGCGCGTCGGCCTGTCGCTGGACGACCTGCGCGAGGCGTC